ATACAAGACAGAGAAAGATATTTGCTCCATATGGTATTTCCTGGAAGAATCTGGGAATCGTGTCACCAACAAATGCACAGTTGGAGACAGGTACAAACTGGGAGATCGCACAGAACAATTCCTCCGAAAAACCGGATTATTTCCCGGTGAAAGCAATTAACATTGCACGGATCATCACAAGAGGATAGCAGAAAGGGGCTTTAAATGGGATATACCACATATGAATTTTACACAGATAAATATTATGGGGATTCCATTGAGGAGCCCCTTTTCCCGAAATGGGAAGATAGGGCATCCATGAAATTGGATGAGCTGACCTATCACAGGATCAATGCAGATGCTATGGAAGAATTTGGAGACCGCATTCAGAAGGCGGCTTGCGCATTAACGGAGCTTTTGTATCAGATTGAGGTTAAGACAAGCCACGCGAATGATCCAAAGTTGGGAAATGTCAAGTCGATGTCTTCCGGAGGACAATCAGTCAGCTTTGGAAGCAATGAGACACTTGTTGATAAAGTTCTTGGAGACAAGCAGGCACAGAACAGGCTGTGTTATGACACAGTGTGTGAATATCTGTCTGGTACCGGCTTGCTCTATGCGGGGTGTGATGATGTTCTTTAATACGAAGACAGTTACTCTTTTTAACCGCTATTATAATGCCGGAACAGAGTTGGAAAGATACCATATGACAGTTTTTGACAGGGCAGACCTTGTCGTAAACAGAAAAACGGCAGTGTCGAAGGATGGAAAGGAAAAAGCAGATGCGGTAACTCTGTATGTGGATTATGTGGATTTGCCAAAGCCTTATCTGGATCCGAAAGAGTGGACAGCGCTGCCGGAAGAGAAAAAGGATAAATATTTCACTTTTACACCGGCGGAGGACTTCTTCATAAAAGGAGATTGCACAAGATCAGATCTTCCAGAGACAGAGCTGTATGACTGGGCAAGAAAAAATATGGACCATGTCTATAAAGTTGTAAGCATTAATCGGTATGAAGATGTTTTGCCGCATTTTGAAATAGGAGGAGTTTAAATGGAAGAGAAGGAAACGTTGACTGTAAAAGACGCAGAGAACGCGCAACGCGGAATTCTGGAACTGGTACTTGGTTATCCGGGTTATCCGGATACTTTTCAGGCAGATAATTCCACAGTGAAATGGAATTCTGTAAATGAAGACAGTTCCATTGGACTGTATCCGATGCAAGGGGCAATGTATATAAAAAAATATGTCAGCGGGAGTTATGTGGCACAGATGCCATTCCAGATGGTATTTAAGAGTTCACCAACGACAAACCGGGCAAATCTGGATGCACAGGAAATGATGACAGAACTTGCAGACTGGATGGAGCAGAGCGGCATTGATTTTAAGGATCCGCATCTGTCACTGGAAGCGATTGAGCGCACATCTCCGGTGTTTAGTGGCGGACAGAATGAAAAAGAAGTGATCTATGCGGTAAATATGCAGCTTAGATATTTTTACAGAAAATAGGGAGGAAGATAGGAGCATGAAATTTAACTTACAGTTTTTTGCAAAAGACAGAACCAACATGGTTTCCTTACTTGACATCGGATCTCTGTTTGGTGGAAAGACACCAAAGATTGTGGAGATGGGGGACGGGTTCAAAGAGATCACGGAAGACTGGGGACCAAACACAGAGTCTGTCCAGTATGTGAATATGCAGAATGCAGCGAATACCGTGAAAGGTTATGCATTCAGTATGTCACCGGCAAGAGATTATCTTTCCGATGAAATGCAGGACTGCTTTGATGACATTATGAAGAAGTTCCCAACAGGTACAGACTGTGAAACTTATTATTACAGATATTTCAAGACAGATATTTCAAACAAAACGGGAGACTGTATCCGTATTCCGGTTACTGTGTGCGCGTCTGGTGCTGGTGGAAGTGGCGGTGATACACTGACATCTACCGTGCAGATCAATGGAAACGGTGATGTGGAACTCGGCACGATCACAATTGCCGGTGATGGAACATTCACATGGGCACCAATGGAGAGTGGCCATGCAGTAAAGAGTCAGCAGCAGTAAAAATGTAGGTGTTAATGAAAATTAGCATAACCGGGGTGCGTTCCTTTCAGTCGTGCCCCGATTTCTGAAAGGATGGTAATTTTTATGGAAGAACTGGTATTAGACAGAGGAATAAAGAAGATTGCAATTAAGGATGATGATACAGGTGAACTGATTGTAGTTTTAAAAATCAATGTGGCAGACGCGCAGACAGCAGAGAAGTTTGCGGATGTTATCCATAACCTGGAAGGAATCTCGAAAAAATGTGATGAGGAAGCAGATGTATGGAGAACAGCACATCCAGATCTGGAAGAAATAAAGAATGACATCAGTCTTGCAGTGGAAATCAACCGTATCAGGGTAAAGTATATCAGGCAGATTATTGAAGAGATTGACAGTCTTTTCGGAGATGGTACAGTGGCAGCCATTTATGGGGATACTGTGCCGGATGAGGTGGCACTGGTGGATTTCATTGAGAAAATTATTCCGGTTATGTCCAAGCTGTTCAATAAGCGATATGAGATCAGCAGAAAGCGGTATAGTTCCGGCAGGAAAGGGGCAAAGGCATGATAAATGTCATGCTTGACAGGCTCCCGGAAGAATGGAATGGCTATGAAGTCAATACGTCTTTCCGGATTGGCATTCAGGTATTCCTTGTACAGTATGACAAAGAACTCACAAAATATGAGAAAGCGGATGCCATTACGTGGCTTTTGTTTGATGACCGGGAGCATCCGGAGGGAACAAAACTGCAGCAGTGCATCGAGTGGTTTTTGAATGGATGGTATCATGACAATTCTGTGGAATCGGAAGACAACCGGAGGCTGGTTGACTACGATGTGGATCAGTGGCGCATTTATGCAGATTTTCGGCAGGTATACGGGATAGATTTATCTCTGGAAGATTTGCATTGGTGGGCGTTTAACGGATTGATTTGGAATATGCCGTATGAACAGTCATCTTTCTTGCAGGCAATTGAAATCCGCCGGAAAGAGATCGCGGCAAGAATGGGACAGGAAGAACGCAGGGCGCTTGAAAAGGCAAAGGCAATCTATGCATTAGAACAGCCGGAAGAAAAAAAGGAGTACACAGAGGAAGAAAAGTCCAGGATTGATGATTATGATCGCATGATGGAAGAAATACGTGCAAAAAAGAGAGCTGAGAAAGAGTTGGGACTAGCGTAGGAAAGTGAGGTTTTTATATGGCTGGTAAGTATGATGGAGAGATTAGAATAAGAACAAAATTTGATAATGGAAGTCTTGCCAGTCAGATCATGCAGGTTGAGAACCGTATGGAAAAGACAGCGCAGAAAGCACAAAAGCTGGAATCGTCCATGCGTGAGCTTGAAAAGAAGAAAATACCTTCGGACTCTTACGTGGCATTGGAAAAGCAGTTTGATGTTCTTGTAGAAAAAGGAAAAAAGCTCTCTGAAAGCCTGAAAGGAACTGAAAAATATGTTCCTGCAAAACAGTATGTGGAGACCGAAAAAGCACTGGATTCGGTATCTGTAAAACAGGATCATCTGCGGAAAAAGATGGAAGCGTGGGTAGAACTTGGAAAGAAAACAAATACCACTTCTTATAAAAAGATGCAGATGGATTTTGCCGCACTTGGAAAAGAAGCAGACCTGCTGATTGACAAATTAAAAAAGATGGATGAAAACGGACGGGACAAAGTCCTGTCTGAAAAATGGAAGACTATAAAAAGTCAGATGGCACAGACTGGTGCAGAAGCTTCCAGGGTAAAAGCGCAGATGCAGGAGATGGAAAGCTCTGGTACTGCTTATATAAATCCGAAAAATACAGAAGAGTATCAGAAACTTAGTGAACAGCTGAGACAGACTAACGGTGAAATGGATGTTTTGACTAAGAAGCATGATGAATTGATTGCAAAGCAGCAAAAAGTGGGGGATGGGTTTAAAAGAACCTCTGGGTTGATCTCAACAATGATGTCTAGGTTGAAAGGACTTGCACTGTCACTGTTTATTTTTAATTGGATTTCCAAAGGCTTTAATGTGATGGTAAACGCTTTCAAAGAAGGCATTCAGAATATGGCAAAATATTCCAGCAATTTCAATGCCAGAATGTCTGAGATGAAGAGCGCAACAGCTACGCTTCGAGCCTCGCTCGGGTCACTGGCAGCTCCAATCCTGTCAGCCATTGTCCCGGCACTTGTGACCTTGTGCAGTTGGCTTACAGTGGCTGTCAATGCAATCAATATATTCATTTCAGCCATCACCGGAAAGAGTACATGGACGAGAGCAAAACAGCAGCAGGTAGATTATGCAAAATCCCTTAATAATACGGCAAGCGCTGCAAAAAAGGCAGCAGGAGCATTACAGGGATTTGACGAACTGAATGTGATCAATTCTAATTCTGACAGTGGAAGCGGTGGTGGAGCCGGTGACACATCCGGGGCAGGATATGAAGAAGTACCATTGACAGAAAAAGATTTTGAATGGATCAATTTTGTAAAAAAGGCATTTGAAGCGATACTTCCAATTGTGATTGCGATAGGCGCGGCTCTTCTGACATGGAAAATCACAAACTTTCTGACAGATTTAATGAAGACATGTCCGATATTGGGAACGATAGCGTCTGTTCTAGCTGTTATAGGAGGCGCACTACTTCTGGCGTGGAGCCTTTCAGATATGTGGGTGAATGGGGTAGACTGGAAGAATCTTGCAGGGTACATTGCAGGAACGGCACTTGCCTTTGGTGGATTATATGCTTTGTTTGGTCCGTTTGTGGCTGGAATCGCATTGATTATAACTTCTATTGCAGGGTTTGTGGCTGCATTAAAGGATATACATGAGAATGGAATGACCGTTCAGAACACATGTCTGCTTTTGATTTCTTCTCTTGGGATTATTGTAGGTGTATTTTTGAGCTTTGGTGGAGTGGCTGCAACAGTAGTAGCTGGAATTATGCTGATCATAGTCGGCATATCGGATTTAATACAAAATGGAGTAACTCTGAAAAACGGAATTCTGATCGTGGCGGGAGTTTTCCTCGGATTAGTTGGAACAGTCGGAGCAGTGGTGGCCGCCATTACTGCTTTTATTGCAGGGCTTGTCCTTGCTGTTGCAGCAGACTGGGAAAACTTTAAAAAGACAGTATGGGAACCTATGAAAAAATGGGGACAGGCTATGCTGGCCAACTTTGAGCAGATAGGAATTGGAATCCAAAAGATTTTTTCCGGGATCACAACATTCTTAAAAGGTGTCTTTACAGGTGACTGGAAGACAATCTGGACGGGATTAAAGACATTTTTTGAAGGTATCTGGGATGCAATTGTCGGATGCCTGAAAGCATCGGTCAATCTGATCGCAGGTATCCTGAATACGGTATACAATGCAATCTGCGGTGTGATCAATGCCTGCGTGGATGCGATTAATAAGATCAGCTTTACAGTTCCGGATTTTGTGCCGGTAATCGGTGGAAAACAGTTTGGAGGTTTTAATATTCCACGTATACAGGCTGTTAATATTCCGTATCTTGCAAATGGTGGTATCACAACCGGATCTACACTTGCCAATATTGGAGAAGCCGGCAGGGAAGCGGTCCTTCCACTGGAAAACAATCTTTCTTACCTTGAACCACTTGCAGATATGATCGCGAGCAAGATGGAAGGCGTACGGATAGTCCGGATCGTACCGGAAGAAAGCGGTATTTTCAAGATTGTCCGGGAAGGCGCGAATGACTATTTCAGAAGAACCGGAAAATCGGCATTTAATTTCTAGGAAAGGAGCAGTGTAATGGCATACGGTGGTTTTTTAATAAAAGTTGGCAGTTATACAGTCCCTTTCCGGTATATTGAAGCCAAGAAATATAAGTGCGGGATTAAGGGACAGGATCTTGATTCATACCGTGATGCAAATGGAAAATTGCATCGTGAAGCCTTGCAGAACGTTGCTATAAAAGCAGAGTGGGAGACTCCGGCGGATATAGACGAAGCTGCACTTCGAATATTAATGGACAATATCCGTAGCCAGTACAGCAACAAGACAGAGAAGAAAGCTCTTGTGACAGCATGGATGCCGGAAATCGGAGATTATGTGACAATGAATTGTTATATTCCTGACGTGGAGTATACGATTGATTATGCGGATGAAAAAACGGTCAAATATACATCTTTCAGACTGGCATTTATCGGCTACGGAGGAACGGTGTGATGATTGATTATAAGTATGCAGACCTGTTTCTGAAAAACAGTGTAGATAAACAATTAAGCATTGTATCCGATGATGGTCTTGTAAATATTACCAATGAAGAAATCCA